TGACACTTCATCAGCAGGGGTACGCATGTGTCCAAATTCTTCAATGCCTTCTGGCATCGGAGTTGATTCTACAACGAGTGGAAATTTCTTGTTAGCAAAGAGGATGTCGATAATTTGACCGTACGCTGCAAGAACCTTAGTCTTCGTGATCTTGATAAAGACCTTCGACTTTTCGCTGTCCCTGTACTGCGTTGTGGAGTCGTATATGCCCCTGAAGTTTTTGTACGCTTGAAGCCACCTCTGCTCATTAGAGAATCTCCCATTTTCAGCATCTTCAAATCGTGAACGAATGTGGCCCGCAAGTCCGGGCATCTGTTCGTCAGGATTCGTAATTGGAATCGCGTTTTCTTCTTCAGGCTCTAAAAAATTATCGGACATTCAGTTAGTCCCTAGCTAAAGTAGTTACGGTCTTCTGCCATTTTGTTAAATGAAGCTTCGACTGTAGGCTTAGTCTGTTTTTTAGGCATGTCTTCTGCAAGCTTGCCCATCTGTGTTTCACCAGTAAATTCTAGCTTTTCACGATACAGTGAGTTAACACCTGCTTGATTGTCAACGCTCTCTTTGTCAGAGTTCATTATGTATGACGCGCCGTAGTTGTAGTTATTGTCTGGCATAAATGCCTCCGTTGTATATTATGGTTGCATGGTTAAGAAGCTGTCGCTTTCTTGCATTGCTGCTTCGGCTGTTGCTTCTTGTTGTTGTGTTGCCATTTTTGCGGCTTCACGCTGTCTCACTTGAGAGACAAGTTCTTCTTGGGTTGCAGGACGCATATCAGAAGTTGCTGTTGAATCCCCTAACTGTGTGGGAATAACAAGGTCTGCAAAAGGAATACGCCCTGCGGCTACTCTTCCAAGCCCTTTTACGGCAAATTCTCCCGCTGTATCAATAGCAACATCCCGTGCTAATTCTGCAGTTGCTGCTCCTGCATCTTCGGAAAGAAATATACCCGCTGCAGTGCCGCCGACTATAGCGGTTGGTAATGCTGCACTTTTTATTTTAGAAAAATCAATTCCAATCTTTTTTAGTTCATCTACTTCATCGGGTGTAAAATCGCTGGTAGATACAGCTACAGGTTTATCGTCAACTACACTACTCTTAGAAGAAGATACTCCTGCTTCTTCTTCTAATTTTTTCAATTTTATTTTCTGTAAAAGATTTTTTTCTTCTTTTTCTAGTGTCTGTGTTTCAATGTCTACAACAGCCTGTTTATCGGTGGCGGCTAAAATTTGTTTATTAGTTTCTTTTGCTACAGGATCGACTGTTGTTTCTGTTATTTTGCTATCTACAGAGTCCGAACCTTTTAAATCTAATTCACCGTAATCTGCTTCAAAGTCACCAAAGTCGTATCCCATACGTGCAGCAAATGAACTAGCAGTGCTAAGACCTAAAGACTGCGCCATGTACTTTTCAAACGCTGTAAAATACTGCCCACTTTTAACACGTTTTTTTGCATCATCTACGTCGATGTAAAACGCTTCCATAACTTTGTTATCTAGTTCATCATCAGAACCTGTGTGAGATATAATTTTTCTAGCAGCGTCAACTTCACCCATCCCGTTTGCAATAGCTGATGCAGTAATACGGCGAAGATCAGAGTATTTAAACTTAGTTCTTAAAAGGGCGTTAGCTTTAACATCTTTTGGAATTTTAGGAACAATGTATTTATTTATAAGGCTTGTAACTTTGGTTGTGTCCATGTCAGGAAACAATTCTTGTGTGGGGCCAGCTTCATTAAATCTTTTGTTAAAAATTTGCCTAAGAACAGGGCCTAACACCCGGTCATCACCTATTTTCTTTAGACCTTTTCCTGCTTGTCCCGGTTCTACAGGATTTACTACAGTGCCTGTGTTAACATCGTAGTAAGGACGCTGTGGAGTTACACGAGTAGCAAATTCTGCTGTTTGACGGGTGCCTGTAAGGTCACTTCCTCTCATGCCCATCATAGCACCTAATACAGCATCAGCAGCCACTTCTCCTTCTGCTTTACGAATAACAGAAATTTGTTCAAGTATTATTGGAAGTATTTCTGAGGGTATAACCCCTCGTGCTAACTTTCCTGTGCCTATAGAAGAACTTGTGTTAGTTAATTTGTTTCTGATAACGTTAGTAGCAGACGCCAGCATAGGGTCCATTATCTTTTTTACAAAGTTAGCAGAAAATGGACTTTCCGCAGTTTTTGAAAGGTCTTCAAGGTCAGACAAAGTGTTGTTCAAACCAAAATTACTTTGTAAAGTTTTTGATTGCGTTGTATAAGACAATACACCTGCAGCTTTTGAACTTACTTTTTTAGAAAAAGCTTTATGAAATTTAGCAGCAAATTCTTTTGTTTCGTCTAGATCATTAAATAGTGTATTTTCAGGAACGCCGTAATCATACATTTTAGCAATCAAACCATCACGAACTGTAGCTGTCCCGTTCGTAAGACGTTCTCTTACTTCTTTGTAGTCGGGTATATTTCCATCAGGAAACAACTGTTCTTGAAGTGACTTAAAAGAAATAAGTGCTGCTTTTTCTTCTGCATCTAATGTGGATAGAATGTCGCTCATTTAGTATCCGAATACTTCATCTTGTACTTGATGTACGTGGTTTTTTATGGAATTAAGTTGCTGATGTATTGATGCGTAGCCACTCATGCGTGTCATCATCCCGTAGCGCAGCGCGTCGTATGCGTGATCTTCAGCCTTTGTATCTACATCTTCACTGTTTGTTTTAGACAGGGGTATGCCCGCTACTTGTTTTATTATGTGCTGGCATGTAGAAAAGAAACGTAGGCGGGGTTCTTTTGTGTAGGGGTTGTCGGCTAGGCGTCGGTGTATTTCCATCTTGCCTTGTATGCGATTACGATCAGATGGTGTCCACCTGACTCCGCTTCGCATCATTACTTCTGCTATAGATGGGCCAAAGCCTGTCTTGTTCCAACACGAAGAATCCAATACAGTGTAGTGTGGTACTGGGTCAAGTTGTTCTGCTTCTAGTATTCTATCAGCTAATTGCTCTGCTGTCAAGTGTTTTTCGTATAATTCTCTATATATCCAGATGTTGTTGTCCCAGTCGATTGCACCCCACAAGACACACGACGGTGCAGCGTACCCGTAGTCAGCCATCCGTATGCGAGGCCAGTTGGTTGGCATTTCGTACGGTTCGACCACATGCTTGGTTCGTGAGAACTCAGGAAAGGCTGCTCCCTCTGCTACATCCCAATCCCCTTCAAGAAGTCTTTTGCGTTCGACTTCGGGAAGTGATCTTAGCATGGACTCGTACTGTCCGTCTGCCATAAGGTGCGGATTGTCTGTCAGCCGTGCAGGAACGAACTTGCGATAGAACAGAGGCTGTCCTGCCTTTTCGTGGTTGTGAGGCCAAACAAACGGTTTGCCCGTGTCTAAGTCAAAAGCAGGGTAAGCTTTGTTTTCTGGTGTTCCATCGATGTACATCTTTTTGACCCACCAGCCACCCACACCTCCGGGGTTGGCTGTGCAGCGCATGTACAGGTGTTGCTGAAGTTCAGGATCAGTAGAACGAAGCCTAGAACGCAAATAGTCCCACACGTACGGTGTAGGATACTGTGTGATTTCATCTATACCTATCCAGTTAAACGCTTGTCCTTGAAAGCGTGTTACGTCTTTGTCTTTGTCGAGGTAGGTGAACCAGATGGTTGCACCAGATGGGAAGTGCCACGTAGACTTTGACTCACGAAACTTTGCACCGGGAAACGCTTTGGGGTACAGTTGGCGTGACTTGTCAATCAGTTCGGTTAGTTCGTCGAGAGTACGTCTAAGCAGTAGGCCACGATGGTTAGGGTTGTGGCAGTAACGAAGAGGATCGGCAAGAAGGGCAAACGACTTACCGCCGCCAGCAGCCCCGCCGTATAACACGTCACGTTCACCAGCGGAAAGGAACTCTTCTTGGGGACCGGGGTTCGGCTGGAATACAACTTCGCTATCTTCAACGAGGTCGGCAACCGCAGCAGGTAAATCAGTAAGATCACCTTTGTCGATAACTGTTGTCTCTTTTCCAACAAGGGCTTTCTCTACTTTGCCTATATCGTTTTCTAGTCTGCGGGCGTAACGTCGTTTGTCTTCTGCTGCCTTTGTTGTTTTTTTGGCACGACGCTTGGCTGCGTTTAGTTTCTTTTGGACAGCACGACGCGCACGTTCCTTTACAGACAGGTTGTACGTGGCTTTGGGTGCGTCGGGGTCCTTTTTTGGGCGTCCTGCCACTAAGACTTCTCCGCGCTAGACGCCGCGCTACGACCACGAGAAGCTTTGCCGCCCATTGCCATTCTGTTTGTGCTGTATCTTTCTTTGATAGGCATCTTCTTCAATTCTTTGTGACGATCAAACTCTTCGTCTGTTAGTTCTTTTATGTTTTCAATAGCCAATCTTAGTATTTCACGATCACTTCTCATTAGTTTTTCTCCGATGATCCCGCCGCTTTGCGACCACGGTGGTTTTTTCTGATTGCTATTTTCATACCATCGATATTTGTGTATTCTTGTTTCTTCTTTGTTGACTTCTTGAAAGCACCCAAAGCTTGACCTAAAAGTATAGATGGGCGTGGACCTACTCTACGAAAGGCCATAGCCATGTCTTTAGGAGGTTCACCTGCGTACAAATCATTTTCAGTTAACAGTTTACGTTTTTTAGCCATCGATCACGACCTCTTTCTTTGGTGGCAGCAGGACTACGCCGTGTACTGCCGTTACGTTGTGGTTAATTTGTTCTGCTTGTTTGACACCAACACGGTTCAACAGGCTTTCAGCGGCCTTTAGACGTAGATCGTCACCTCGTTCGGGGGCGGGGTTGTCGATTGTGTCTACTAATCGGTTGGCTGCTTTGAGTGCGTTCATAGACAGTACGTCTTTTGTGCGGTCTACTATCTCATCAGCTAGATGTCTTCGTAACCACGCGGCACTACCCTTTGCGTATCCTGCGTCTACGGCTGCTGCAGTGACTTGACCACCGTTTTCAAACAGTATGTCTAGGAATTGTACTTGTTGTGGGGTCAATTCCCGCTTTTTGACTTGTGGTTGGGGTAGCAAGTTCACGTGTTCGTTCCTTTTTCGACGGTTAACTCACACTGTGTAGCTTTTACAAACATGTTTGGGGCTATTTCTTTTACTTCGCCTATCATTACACCTATTCGTGTGGTGCATTCAGCCTTTGTAGCGTACGGCCCCCACGAATCTTCAGCTATTATACATGAATTAGGCATGTACACGTTGCATATAAGCAGCATTGCGGTGAACATAGGGTTATCTTTCGGTTAAATGGGGGTAGGTAGAGCGTGTGTAGCCGCAATCTCACTCTTTTGTGCAAATGTGCTTTTGAAATTGGGGAGATGTGCTAATTACAAACTCAACCTACGCCCCTATTATGACTATGTTTTACCTAAATGTCAACTAAAAAAAAATAAAGCTTGACAAATTGAACATTCGTAGGTATACTGGGGTATAACCCGCCGGGATACACCCCCCCGCAGCACACATGCCGGGAGTACCCCAGTGGGTTACCCCAAAGCACTGTTTTTTACCTACCCCGATAACTCCTCAAATACAAAATCGATGGCGACATTGCTAGGCATATGCCGGGGGGTGGGGTGTCCCTTGCGCGCCCGCGCCATATAGGATTTTTTATTTTCTTCTTGCCAAGATTGCCGAGGTTGCCCCACCGCCTGACAACCCCGCCACATATCCCCGCCACATAACGCCACCAATATATTCGCGCCCGCGCTCGCGTGACAGGTAATTTGTCATTTGTCATGCTGGTAATTTTGAAATGATTGCTTTTGATGCCATTAATCATAACACCACCCGAACACAAGCCCCGCCGGATTATCCCGCCAATACAACGCTATTGGGTATTAACTGGCATGTGGGCAAAAAAGAACCCCGCCAACTAGGTGACGGGGCTAAGTAGGGAGGTAAAACAGTA